TCGGTGACGGAGGAGGGAATCGGGTCTTCGGCGGAGTAGGACGAAGCGGAGCCACCAGCGGAGCGGACGGGCCACTGTTTGTTCCCAGCGTCGAGGCTTCCACCGATGGAGATGCGACCGTTCGCTCGCAAGAACTCCATGAAGGTCTGAGGTTGGAAGAGACCGAGCTGGTCTGCTTCAAAGTTACCGGGACCACGGAGGGTCACTGCGTCGGTGATCATTCTGTCGTATCGTTTGCGCAGAATGTTACTGTATGCGGAGAGGTTATACGTTGCCATCTTTTATTCCTTTGGTCACAGGTTCAAGAGGTCTTTGCGGGCTTCCGCTCGGATCTCGTTGAGCGTCGCCGGTCGACCTTGCGCTGTGCCGGAGTCGACTCGACCTTGATGTGAGCCGCGTTGGTTTTTTGGTTTCGGGTTCTTTGTTGCAAGCATTCCCGCTTTTTGAAGCCGGGACAGTGCGCGGAATTGCGCGAGCGGATCCTCACCGCCAAGCTCTCGAATGAGTGTCTGCTGTTCTTTGGGAAGGTCTTCAAGGGAAGCGTCAACGTGTGCTTGCATTGCTTCCCTGTATCCTTCGACTTGTTCAGACAACTGCGCGAGTTCTGGGTTGACAGTGTCGGGTTCGGGTTCTGGCTCGTCGCCTTCTCCGAAGCCGGTGTGGTCCTTTAGTTCTGCGAGAACTTTCGAGACTTCTGCGAGCTGCTGCTCGAGAGCCTGGTTCTTCTCTTTCAGAGTGTTGTAATTGTCATCGACCGGAGGCGTCGTCTGATTGTCGTGCGACTCGCTCGCGACTTCCGTCGCAGCGGTCGTGGTTTCGACTTCGATTCCGTTCGTCTGTTCTTCTAGTTCTGCCATCTTATCCTCCCTCAAGCAATCTTTTTGCCTCGGCTTGCCCAATTGCGTCGAGCGATGTGGCGTCGCTCGGTGAGATGCCGAAGAATGGTGTCCTCTGCTGGTTGTAAAAAGCGAGCTCTCGAGCTCGTGCATCACTGAATCCAATCGTCGCGACCGCTCCGGTCGAAGTCTTCTCGACCTTCTGGAGAGCCATCCCTCCGCGCATCCTCCCGGTCTGGACAAGGTTGCGGACGTCGATGCGCTCGCCTCGAGCCTCTCGCTCGAGAGCGTACTGTCGAGAGTAAAGCTTCATCTTCTTGTCGTCGACTCCGATTCCGTTGTCAAGGCGGAGCTGGTTGTTGGCGACTTGCGCGTTCCCCATCACCTCGGCGAGTATCGGAGAGATTTCTTTGAGCTTTTCCTCGACGCTGTTTGCGAAGGCTGTCGTGTCAAAGACGAACTTGCTCATCCCTTCTCGTCCTCCTTGTTCCACTGTGCGACCTTACGTCGAGCCCAGTTCACTCCGGTCGTCCCTCCCCACGTCAACCACGCAACATAGCCTCGGTCTCTCCAAGGCGTCGCCTTGTATTCCTCGGCGACCGTCGCGTTCTTTCGGTGACGGTAGAACGCCGCCATCCTGCGGACTGTCTCTTCTGTGAGCTCGTCGCCTCGAGCGAGTTGGTTTGCTCTCGTCCATCCGACGCGAGTCGCTCCTTTGACCTGGTCTCTTCCGTGCTCGTCTCGCCAGCGGAGAGCCTTCTTTGCTGCGTTGACTGCGCTTTGTGGCGGCTTTGCTCGTCTTGCCATTATCTCTTCGCTCCTGCGTTTGCTTTTGCGATGTCGGCTCCGGAGGCCACGTCTACGCTGTTCGCTTCAATCCATCCTCGAGTGACAGGGATGGAGGAGTGTCGACAGTTCCATCCGCCACCATTCCGTCGAAAGGTAAGACCACGACCCGGAGAGAGCTTCGCCGTGTCGACCTGTCGAATCGCCTTCCCAACGAGAGGCTTGCAGAAGGGTCGCGTCTTACCGTCAAGAGGTCCGGTGTAGTAAAGGAACATCTCGACGCCTTGTGCCACCAGCGAGTCGAGAGCTCGTGCGTGGACGCCTCTCTGAATCGAAGCCAGCGCAGTGTTGACGATGGTCCTCGCTCGTCCCTCTGCGAGCCCTGTTGCGCTGCTGATATTCGCAGCGATTCCGGACAGGGGCCGAGGAATCACAGTCGCAATCTCCATCTCCGCTTTGAGAGCTTGCACGATGCCATTCCCGAGGCTCTGAATCTGCCGGTTGACGTCGACAGTCGTCTCCGAGAGAGCAGCTGCGAGAGACTGTCTCGAGGCTTGGAGAATGAGTTGGCTCTCCGGGATGTCGGCGACCTGCTCGAGCGCAAGCTCTCCAGCCTGGTCAAACAAATCTCCGTAATCGTAGAAGGAAGCGAACCCAGCTCGAGCCAGCTCTTGCTCGAGGAGGTTGTAACTGTTGAGAGCAACCGCAACCTTGCCATCCGCACCACGATTCGCACGGATGAAAGCGACGAGCTGCGTCTTCAATCCACGCAACCTTCCCGCATACTTTGCGAGGAGGTCGTCAAGAGCAGCGTCGTTTTGAATCGCTGCGGTGAGGATTTGCTTCGGTGTGTCCATTATGCCTCAACCGTCTCCTCGAGCTGCTGGTCCACGATTGCAATCGGCGACGGAATGACCGGAGGAGCGATTGGCGAAGTCGCTGCTGTGTACATCTCCGCCTCGGTCATCCACTCGGCGAGCTGCTCCGGTGACTCGTGGAAGAGGTTGCGCCTCACCTCCGGGACCGAAGTCACTCCGGCAGCGAGGAGCTTGAGCCAGTATTCGGCGTCCGCGTTCTTGTCTTGCTGTGGTCCGATGTAGGGCCAAGTGAAGACGAGACGTCCCTCCGGGAGTGTGTCTTGTCCATCGACTTCGACCACGCGACGTGAGACTTCGTACAACTGACGCTCCCACGCTTCCCAAAGTGTTCTCTGTTGCTTCCACACTCGCTCGGTGTCGGTGAGCTTTATGGACAAAGCATAGCCGGAAGAGGCGTCGAGGGAGCCCTTCACCGCTCCCGGGTTGATTCCGTAGAGCGACAAGGTTTGAGCTGCGTCGTTGATGATGCTGTTCAGGTGCTCGCCGAGGTTGCCTTGGAGGTCGAGCACCGAAGCCGAGGCTCCCTGGTCTTTCAGAAGAATCGCATAGGAAGGGTCACTGGCTGCTTTCTTGCCGACTCCCGACTGGTTGCCGACGCCGGTGAAGACCATTTGCTTGTGGCTCTGGAGATGCCTCTTGTGATTGTAGTCGGTCTTTGCCATCCCGAGGTTCAAGGTCGCCGCTTTGAGGCCGTTCGCGTCCTTCTCGTGCCACGTCCCTCGGTCCGGGAAGACTGCGTGAGCGAGCACGAATGGAATGATGCCGTAGTCGTTGACATAAGGCTCGCCGTCGGGCTTGCGCTTCTCGACCCAGCCAGCGTCGAAGACCTTGTGGTCGTCCTCCGTCCACACAATATAGTCTCCGCCTTGTGTCTGGTAGACGAGCCCGGTGAGGCGAAGCGGGTTGTCCGGATGTCGAATCACCGAGCACTGGTCCGGAGTGATGATGTCGACCATTATCTGACCGGTCACCTCGTTGACGATAGGCCGGAGGACGAGCTCACGGACAGCGAACAACAGTCTCGAGGCTCGGTCGAGGGTAAGGTTGAGCAGACCATCGGCTTCGTACACTGACAGGTCAGCGGTCTCGTCGCCTTCAATCGACCGCTTCACTCCCTCGCAATAAATCGGAGCCAGTGTGTCGGAGGACCACCGGAGGAGGTTGAGAGATGTGTCGAGCTTCGAGAACATCCTCTTCTGATTCTGCGGAGCGAAGTTCTCTCGAATCTTGTCTTGTAGCATCAGCGACCAGTCGTGGTCGTAGATGCTCAAAAGGTCTTTGACTGCGTCGCGACGCTGGTGGTCATTGTCCCAAAGCTCTTGGAATGTTGCTCGTTCAATCATTATTCAACCCAACCTTTGCCGGAGTACGGGAAGAGATTCACAAGAAGATACCGCAAAGTATCACGACTGTGCTCGAAAAATCCATCTTTGACCGGATGCTCGCTCTTGGTCTTGCCTGGTGTGTCCGGGAACTCGCTGTACTGAAGAGCCTTGATGATGCCTCGGTCCTCTCTCCCGGTGGGTCGCAGCTCGGGAGCGAAGAACAAGCTCGACTCTCCCTCCACGTTCAAGAGCTTCGTGTTGATTAAGTCAATCCCGTGAGGAATCGACGTGTCGGTCCTCGAGCGGACCCAGTCGGGACGGAATCCAAAGTCCTCGAGGATTTGAACATCACTCTCTCCTCGTTGCACGTTCTTCGCGTTCCCTGCCTTGTCGATAAACGGGAAGCGTCCGGCATCATAGGACCAGCCCTCCCGGATGACCATCGAACGCAGCTCGTCGGCGACGCGACTTGTGGAGGTGTCGTCCGGATGCCACTCCGCGAAGACGTGGACACAGTCTCGACAGTTGTGTTGTCGACAGTAGGAGAAGTGTTGAGCGAACAACAGCGACGCCGAACGATGACCAGGGTCGAAGGAACAGAGGACAGGATGCTCTGGGTCGTACTCGACGCCGCTGTCCGTGCAATGCTTTTGCAGGTTGAAGTCGGGAAA